TCACACAGACGCGCAAGCTATACCTTGATGACTTTCCCTGCAATTGCCGCTACATCGAATTACCCTACGCGCCATTACAGAGCGTGACATCAATAACCTATTACGATGTAGACGGCAATTCTCAAACATGGTCTAGCTCGCTCTATCAAGTGGACACGAAAGCCGAGCCGGGCGTTGTGATGCCGGTATATGGCGAGGACTTTCCAGAAGCCCGCGAAGAGAAGCTAAACGCAGTCACGATTACCTACGTCTGTGGATATGGCGCAAGTAGCTCAAGCGTGCCAGAGACTATCCGCCACGCAATGCGGTTGATGATTGGCGACTTCTACAATCAGCGCGAAGATACCGTGATTGGCAACATCGTCAACACGATGCCGCGTGGGGTTGAAGCATTACTTATGAACGACCGAATAGTAAACCTAGAGGACATGAATCAATCATGGAAAAGCGCAAGGTCAAGGTACTGATTCCGTGGACGCCGGAAGGGTTTAGCCATCGCGTGATGGTGGAGCGCAACGGCAAGCCGGTGATTGAAACCCGCTTTGACATCTGCAAGCCGGGTGACGTTATCGAGATTCCCGCCGATGTTGCCGAGCGCGCAATGGGGCGCATTGTTGGCCCTGCTAGTGCGCATGACAAGGTAACGAAGGTCGCGAAACATGGAGCATTGATTGATGCCACGAGCGGGACTGAAAAACAGAATACTGTACCTGCAAAAGCCGACGAGGGCAATTAGCACCACGAGTGGTGAGCCGTCCGAATCGTGGACGAATGTAGGCTTTGTATATGCTGAAGTGATGCCAAGCACTGGCACCGAGACAGTTGAAAATGGACAGAATAGCGCGGTGATGAAATATAAGATCCGCGTCAACTATCGGCCCGACATTACGACTGAACGGCGGTTCCTGATTGATGGATTCCCCGGCCAGTTGAACGGCGCGATAACGACAGAGACAACGATTGTTGTAGATGATTCCAGCTTCGCGCTATTCAAGCAGGCACGGCGGCTGCGTGTGCTGCGGATAGATGATGAGTTGATGACCATAACCGGCATTAGCTCAAACAACATCACCGTTGCGCGTGCGCAGTTTGGAACGACACAAGCGAGCCATGCGGATAATTCCCGCGTGATTCTGTATCGACAGTTGAATATCGAAAGCGTCTATGACCCAACGTCACGGCGGCAAGACTTGATCTGCGAATGTGTTGAGGTGTCGTAATGGCAGACCTGATTAAGTTCAAGTTTGTCGGCGGGCAAGAGTTAGACCGCGCATTGATGCGTATGGACCGCAAGGCAGCGCGGAATACTATCACTCGTGCGATGCGTCGAACGCTTAACCCGTTCAAGATGCGTCTGCAAGAGAAAGTCCGCAGCGACCTAACAACCATGAACGCACAGGCCCGCGCTATTTACGCCAAGCAGATATACATTAGCTATCGTGTGCAGCGTGGCGGTGTGCTTGCTGGATTGATTAAGACGCGCAACAAGGTGGTTGAAACACCGAAAGGGCGCGCTAAGTTTTCCAAGCTGGCGCACATCTTCGAAGGTGGAGCCAAGCCGCACAAGATTAAGCAGCCCAAACGTAAACGCACCCTGAACCATCCTGGCATTCCGGCTAAGCCGATATGGTCCCGCTCGTTTGATGAGATGGCCGAAAGAATGGTAGGCACGTTCCGCGATCACATGTTCAACGAAATAGCCAAAGAATGGAACAAGAATAAGTAATGGCGTTTCTACATCCAGAATTCGCAATCCGAAAGCTGCTACGTGATGCGGCGGCGGTAGTTGCTGCGAACAACACAGAGAACACGGTGTGCTCTGTTGATGACGTTCCCCGTGATGTAGAGATGCCGTTTGCCACCTATCAGCGCATACAAGGCAGCACAGAGCACCACATGGGCGGCGTGACGGCAAGCGGCTTAATGATGGGCACAACGGAAGTAACAGCATTTGCAGAAACGTACGACAGCGCAATGACATTGGCAGACGCAATAAGAGTAACACTAGACGGCGCAGAGCCGGTAACGATAACCATAGGCAGCAACTCGGCAACCTTTGAACGGCTGCATCTTAGCCGTGAAGAGGTTGACGTAGTAGACCCCAAAGACGCTAGCGATAGCAGGGTGTTTACAGTAACGCAAGAATACGAATGGTCCGCAAGGGCTTAACAAGGAGATACCGATATGGCTGGAACAGCGACAGACGGAACCGGAGCAACTATCACTTTCGGCACGTCCACGTTTGCGGCGGAGCTTGTTGATCTTAGTTGGGACGGGCGCACCCGCGATGCCTTGAAAAGCACACATATGGGCACTACCGGCAGTCATACCTACATCCCTGCGGATTTGGTTGACGGCGGCGAAGTTACTGCGACATTCCACTTCAATTGCACAGATGCTACCGCAACGCTTTTGGGTGCAGCGGCGGAGACCGTGACCGTTGGTTGGGCTTCTGCTCGCTCGTGGGCTGCGTCGATGTTTTGTGTTGATATTGGTACTGCTACAAAGATTGGCGAAGTTATGCAGCAGACCATCAAATTCAAGGTTTCCGGCGCAATCACTGAGGACACCACTGCATGAGCGACCTACGCGATAAGATTCTTGCGTTCGATGACCGCACGCATGAAGTTGTCAACGTGCCTGAATGGGGTGTGGACGTGAATGTCTACACCATGACGGCCCGCGACAAGACTACGATTGAAAAGTCTTTCATAAAAGAAGGCGGCATCGCTGATAATGGCTATGCAAAGATTGTTCAATTGTGTGTATGCGATGACAATGGTATCCGCATCTTTACGGATAAGGATGTGGAACTGTTGCAGGACAAATCCTCGTCTGCTATTTGCCGCATTGCCAAGGTTGCCATGCGCCTTAGCAAGTTGACCGACTCCGATGAGGCGTTAGCGGAAAAAAACTAAGAGATAACCCAAGGTGGCTAGGGCGGCATCGTCTCGCCCTAGCCCTTGGGAAAACACTTGAAGAAATAGACAACATGCCTGCCGATGAGTTCGCTGATTGGCAGGCGTATTTTCAGGTAGAGCCGTGGGGCACGCACGGTGTTGAAGTGATGATGGCGCAGTTGTGCCAAGCTGTGATTGCGACAAGCGGCAACCAGCCCCGCGACATGGTGGAATATATGCCGTTCATCAAGCACCGCGAAAGGCTGCTAGGCCCAAAGGCACTAGACAGCGAGACGTTGTATAAAAAGGTGACTGAGCAAATGAACGGAATCGGCATAAGGGTTGTGAACGATGGCTGATACCAGAACGCTAACAGTATCCCTAAGGGCTGAAACGGCGTCATTGAAGAAAGGGCTTGCCGATGCTCGCAATCAGTTTAGCCTTTTGCAGAAGTCGTCGCAGAGCACGGCGAATGTTTTAAAGGCGGCGTTTGCTGGCATTAGCCTCATCGCATTGTCCAATGGTATCCGGTCGGTTGTGAATGAGTTCAGCGAAACCGCCACGATGATCGAAGATACCAAACATCTTGCCGATGCCATAGGTGCGACTACGGAAGAGATTCAAGTATTGCAGCGGGCGGCTGGATTGGCTGAAGTGGACATGGACATGCTCGGGCGCAACGTCAAGATGCTGACAAAGAATCTTGGCAACGCCAGCCTTGGAACCGGCCCCGCTGCTAACATGCTCGACATGTTGGGCATGAGTGCGAACGAGTTGATCCGCATGCCGTTGACTGAGCAGTTGACCGCTATCGGTGAACGCATGCAAACGCTAGGCTCCAGCGCACAGCGCGTAGCAGTTGCAACGGCATTGTTTGGCAAGTCTGGCACTGACATGATTCCTTTCCTTATGCAGAGTTCTCAAGGGCTGCGTGATTTGCAGACTGAGATGATTGCAACCGGCGAAGTGTTCAGCGCGACAGATGCCGCGATGGTCGATGAGATGGGCGATTCCGTGACTATGGCATGGGGCGTTTGGAACGCATTCAAGAATCAGATCGTTGTGCAGGTTGCTCCAGCAATCAAGTACATTGCCGACATTACACGCGAATGGGCGCAGTCTACAGATGGCGCGGTAAAGAGTATGGTAAGCGATAGCCTCATGCGATTGGTTGACGGCATCGCGTATGTCATAGACTCGATCTACAAGATGCAAGCCGTGTGGTATGGCTTGAAGGCTGCGGTATTACTTATCGCCACAAGCTTTATATTCGCGTTCAAGGCTGTGAGTAGCACGATTAGCCTTGTCATGACCGGCATTCAGGAAGCGTCTTTCCGCGTCCTTAAACCTATCGGGCTTGCAATTGACAACATAACTTCCTCGCTTGCAGAGTTGGGAAACATGGTCCCCGGCTTTGAAGGTATGAGCGGTACCAATTTTGGTACAAGTATTCAGAAGTATGTGGAGATGGCGAAGAATGAGCGGGAAAAGGCGTGGAACAATTGGGGCGGCGGGAATGACCCATTCCTAAAGAGCTTTGCGCAGGACAGCGCTGATGCACTTGCTAAGAGTCAAGAGCTTTGGGCGAAGAAGTCTACGATTGGCGCGCAGTTCAAGGAGTTGGCAAGCGGCGTGCTTTCTGAGCAGATAGACTCCCCGATGAAAGCGGTGTATGACGATTCGTTGGACATCTTGCAAGAGGAAGAAAAGATCCGCGAAGGCATAGCGGACACGATGAAAGAAACCGCTGACTACGCGAAGGACATCAAAGACTTTGGCGAGGGCACGAGTTACCGCACTGGCGAGTATTCCCCGCGTGTTGGCGGTGTGACTGGCGGCGTTGGTGGTATCGGTGCCACGAATCCCGTTGGCATGTCTGCGGCGGGCGCTACGGCGTCTAGCAGAGGAAACGCAAGCACTGGCGCGGATGGCAGCATCCCGCTGTTACAGGGCATCCTAGACGCCACGAGAATGACGGCAATGAACACAGGACGGCAGCAAGTGCCGGTGTTAGGGTAATCGCATGGCAGCAAGCGTAATCATCGACTACAAGCAAGGCGGGGCGAAGTTCACGGAGGAATCCGGCGCGGCTGCTGACTTCCAGCGCACCTTGCTTGTCACGGGCTTGACGGCTGGTTCGACTAATCCGTTGGCGGCTCGCATCGACGAGGCGCGGACGGCGGTTAATGCGGCTGGTTTTGCGCATGGTGACACAACATCACTTGATAGCAACTTGCGCGTGGTTTCTCAAGAGTATTCGACGATAGAGAATGACAACTCTAAGCTGATTTGCACAGTCACGTATAAGGCGTTGAAGGATACCATCCCGCCGCTTGGCACATGGGTTCCGGTGCTGAGTGGCACGTTGAACCAGATACAGACTGCCAAGGATCTGATTGGCTTCCCGATTACCGTTAGCCATACGTTCGACACGGACGATCCAAATTGGGCTGGGCAGACGGTGACGCAGGGCGCGAAGGTCAACCAGTTCCGGCCATTGGTGGAGATTACCTATCGCGGGCTGATGAACCCTGCCAGCATGTTCAACGCGGTGACAAAGTACCTTGGCAAGACGAATAGCGCGACATGGCTTTACGGTGCGCCGGGCCGTTGGCTGTGTACCGGATTCACTGCGGAGCGGCATGATGTTGACAGCAATCCTGACTTGTGGCTGTGCGAGGTTACATTCCAAGCGGACGGGTTTAGGTGGACGCAAACGGCGGTATTTGTTGACCCCGCGACCGGCAAGGAACCTGACAACCTTGTAAACGGCGTTGGAATCAAGGAGGTTGTCACGCAGTACGGGGTGGACTTTAACGAGCTAATCCCTAGCAACTAAGGCAGCTTGCATCATGGCAATCGGACCATCATATAAATCACCGCGCAAGGGGCAGGCGTTGACGGCGAAGGGGCTGGACGCGAACATCGTCAAAGGCCCACAGCGCGGCATGGCGGTTTCTGGCAATGCGGACTTGCGGCGTTTCCAAGACGGCTTGTCGGTAGACTTGCCGGATAGCGGCGGGGTTGCGGGCGCGTCAAATTACATCAAGTGGGCGCAGATTGTAAGCGTGTCGGAAGATTACCTTGTGTGCAAGGCGTTCAACGTGATTGCGGGCACCACGGCTGGCGACAATTTCAATGTTGCCAAGCCGTACCTATTGCAGCAATAGCCGTTCAATGGCGAGTCGATAACATACATCGACGGCGAGACGATTACCTATACGAAAGACGCGACCGACCCTGAGTACAAGCGCAATCACAATGACGGCGTAACGTCTGCGGATTTCATCATCACTCCCAACTATTTCGTTGGCGAGCAAATATTGATTATGAAAGTGCCTACCTATATCAACGGGACCATCTACAATTGGGTTGAATTGGCGATGGGCCGTTATTGGGCGCAAACGTCATGACGCTGCAAGGTTTTTCGTCGCGGTCCAAGCAAGGGCTTTACCGTTCGTTGCAGGCGTTTGGACAAGGCACGCCACCGTCTAGGCTGCTTTATGGGTTGACCGTTGGCAACGATGTTGTATACGTGTGCGACTACCTGAATCACAAGATTCTATCCTACCAACTTGACGGAACAAAGATAGATGAATGGGGCACCTTTGGCACGACTGACGGGTTGATTGATAGACCGTCAATTGTGAAGTGGTACAACTCGGAAGTCTATGTAGCAGACATGACTCGGCGCGTGCAGGTATTCTCTGAATCTGGCACGTGGGACCGCACGATACTTACAAACGTTTATGATTTTGATTTGCATGATGGGGATGTGTTTTCTGTATCACTTGCTTCAAGCACACCGTCATTTTATACACCAACATTCAAAAAGACCGACACTGACGGAACACTAGTATCAAGTTTCGTTTTCACAGACACGTTTGGATTAAGGCTTAACTATGAGCAAGGCATTTTAAACGTTTTGTCTTACGAATCTGGCACTCCGTCATTGGATCTGAAATTTTACATTCTAGATGAGGATGGTACAGTTTCAACAGAAATAGTAGTTGATGACGAATATCCTAGCAACCAAGAGATACAATTCGGCCCTATTGGAATTGATGATTTTCATATTTACACAAAAGGTCCGTCATTTATTTATAAGCATTCACGCGGAGGATCTTATGAGGACAGAGAAAGTATTTCCTCTACAACTAGTGCGCTTTACGATATGGATTACTATGATGGGAAGTTGTATTTCACAAAAAACTTTGGTGACACAACTATAGATGCAAAGGTCCGCATACACTCCGCAAGTACGCTTGCTTTCGATACAGAATGGACGGCCACATGAGCACAACCCTTTCCCCACCAACGAAAGTATCATCAGGCGTATGGCGGTACGCATGGACCGGCACCGCGCCGTTTAGCGTGTTTGACTACAGCACGTATGACTTCACACTGCGCGACTCCGACGATACGGAATACTTTGCGTCCAATGGCGGCACCGTTGAACCGCAGGCCATTGAAGTATTCGACAGCACGGAAACCTCCGCCAACGCGAAGGGCGTGCTCTACCCTGCCAAGATTACCCTGCAATGGCGCGGCTGCGCATATGCCGATTACTACGACATCCAGCAGGAAACCACCACGCCGGGCACCTACGCCACCGTCCAGACGTACACGGAAGATGGCAGCGGATACTACCAATACACCGCCGCAAAGCTAACCGACGATGTGGGCACCGGCTCCTACCGCATCATCACGGTTGACAAATCCGGCGCGGTCGTCAATACTGATTTCGAGGCGGTCATCATTCGCAATCCAAACCCGCCCGAATTGACTTACACCTACAACGCAGGGACCGGACTGCTTACGATTGCGGCGGCTTAATACATGGCACAAGCCTACACACGCGGCGACAGTCTAGGCGTTTACCAGACTAAGACGGCGACAAATGCCGCAAACCTCGGCGGCTATCGGTCAATCGTTGACCTATGCTCGCAGCGGTTCTTGGTCACAACACCACACCCGCAAATCGCCATTCTCGCAGCAAGCGGGTACAACGGCGCGGGCACAGGTAAACTTGCCGCCGCGTCTACCGGCTCGCTCACATGGACGCCACCCGGCGCAACCATCGGAACCGCAGTCACCATTGCCTCGAATCAGGTCAAACTAATCGAAGGCGCAACCGCATCCAAATGGCTCCGCGTATTCTGGGATGGCGACTACTCGACTGCCACACTTGGCGGGTATGACGATGTGCAACTCATGTCGGGTGTGTTCGACCAAACCGGAAGCGCACCGGGCACGAGCACGTACACCGGCCTCATGCTCACAAACCAGTCTGCACTATCGCAGGACATCACCGCGATTAAAATGTGGATTGGCACGCTAGGCACGCAACGCACAACGGGCACGGCGCAGCTTTCCGGCTCCGGCTCTGGAACCATCACCACCGCGACCGCTAACGGCTTCGCAGATTGGCCCGCGCAAGGTTGGGCGCACATCAAGACAAGCGGCGGCAGCACACGAGAGATTGTCTACTACACTTCACGCACCGCTACAAGCCTCACAGTGCCCTCTGGCGGGCGCGGGTTGCTTGGCACGAGTGCCGCCGCAGGAAGTGCAACCGACACCGTAGACGCCATTCCCGGCGTGCGTATCGGCAAAGAGACGGTAGACTCCGACAACAAAATACAGACCATCGCATCGGCCACCACCGCACCGACCGGCATTACTTGGAACACTGGCATTACAGCCGCAACCGGCCTATCCATCACCACGCTTGCATCATCGGTTAATGCCGGTTTGTGGCTGAATGTGGATATTCCAGCCGTTGCCACCGGATACCACGGCCACGAGTTGCCGGTCCAGTTTGAATTCACCGTAGGTGGCTCGACTTTCTACAACAGGTTAACCCTGCTGTATCACGTGACGAATTCCAGCGAGGACCGATACGAGTTATTCGCGGGCGTGGACGCCAACCCGACACTTACCGGCTCGGCTTCGACCACGAGCGCGACCTTGCCATTCACCTACGCGCTATCGGCCCCACCGTCTGGCACACGTGAACACCGCGTCACCGTTCGCAAGCGTAACGAATTTGGGCTGTCATCGCTCAACACGCGATACCACAGCATATTCGTAAACAGCGCGGGCGCGAATGTTGGCACCGGACTGACGGCACCGGAGAACACTACCCTTGTCAACATCGGCAACGGCGAACTTCGCATAACGTCTGCCTATCCCTACACCGCGGATAGCTCACCCGCGGACACGTGGTATCTCTACGCCACCGACGATGGCACCGACCCGCTACTTGCCACGCCGATAGAGATTGCCAACATTGCAGAGCCGGACGGCATCACGGGCCGTTCCTACCTTACCTACGACATAAGCGGCTTTGAGTGGAACATGACGGCAAAGATTGTGCTCCGCGTGTTCCGCGATTCCGACAACGCCGAAAGCAATAACACCACCGTCATTACAACCGTTGTGGATTCTAGCGCACCGGCACAGCGGCTAGTTGACCAAAACGCAAATGGCACATACGGAATAAGTCAGTCCGACATTACCGCCACCACCACGCACAGCGCGTCCCCATCCGTGACTACGGTAACGAGCATAGGCGAATCACTATTCAAAATCGTGAGCACCTACGTATTCCGCGCACTTGCTAAGGATGCAGACAATCTCCGGCTATACGTGGACAACGCGCTCGCATTTGTGAACGCGACAATCTCCGGCGCAGGTTCCGGCAACATCGAAGTCATAGACGCCAACACGGTATACTTGTGCGTTGGTGGTACGCGGCGGGCCAAGATTGACCTTGCCGCAATGACTATCAGCGCGGATACTTTCGAGTTTACCGGCATCATTGACGATTGCAACGACACCGGGCCTGTGTACGCCACGAATGGAAAACTCTACTTCGCGGTCTACAACCCGGCTCGTTCGCTGTGGGAACCATACATGATGCTGGACGATACCGGCCTAATGACTTTCGGCTTTGATGTGATACAGAAGGACACCTAACATGGCGAACATATTCAGCGACTCGCAATTTGGCGACGACAAGGAAATCATTCTAGGCGATGGCAATGACTTCCGCATAGCCTACGACAGCGCAGACAACCGCTTGGAGATACGCGATTCCGCAAGCACGGTGATCGGGCATCTGTCAACAAGTGGCGCGTTTACTTTTGCCGGAGCAATAACAGCAAGCGATGATCTAACAGTCTCCAAGTTTATGAAACTGACCAAAGCAAGTACCGCCATAGCAAGCGGTGCAATTACCGCTACAACCTCGTGGATGCAACTAGACACAGAAGCGGCGGCGGCATCGGATGATCTTGATACAATTAACGGCGGCGAGGCGGGCGCGATTGTGATTCTTCGCACTACATCATCATCTCGTGACGTTGTTGTGCGGCACCTTGGCGGCGGCACTGGAAACATCCGCCTTAACGGCGCAACTGATTTCACGCTGGTAAACACTTCAAGCCGCGTAATGCTTATGTATGATGATGGCCTGTCTTTATGGGTTGAAATTGGACGCGGCAACAACTAATGAACATCGCGGCCCTACTCTTCACATTCGCGGCGTTGCCTAACGTCTTGCTGGTTGGCGATTCTGTCACCACGTACGGGTGGAGCACGTATGCGCAAACCGAACTTGCGGGCGAGGCGAACGTGTACCGACTGCCGGAAAATGCCAGATATACGGGCTACTCGCTTGAGCACCTCGACGAATGGCTAGACATTGCCGAACCATGGGATGTGGTGGTAGTCAATTGGGGGCTGTGGGATGTAGCACGAATCCCGCCGAATGATGAATACCGCACGGAGTTGGTGCAGT